GGAGTCGAAGCCCACCTTCGGTCAGATCGTGCTCGATGCAAAGAAGCTCACGGCGCGCTCGGACATCCCGAACGAACTGATCGCGGACAGTGCCATCTCCATGGACGCCTTCGTGGGCCAGAAGTTCCCGCAGGCGCTCGGTTGGTACGAAGACGCGGCGTACATCTCGGGCACTGGCGCCGGTGAGCCGCTGGGCATGCTGTCCGCCAGCAACCCGTCTCTGATCGTGCAGGCAGCCGTGGCCGCGCAGGGTGCGAACACGATCACGTGGGCGAACGTGGCCGCGATGTTCTCGCGCATGCTGCCGTCTTCGCTGGGCAAGGCAGTGTGGGTGATCACCCCTGACGCCTTCGTGCAGCTGGCCACCATGACCATCGGTAACAGCACGTTGTCGCCGATCTGGATCGGCACCGGTGAGGGTTCGCAGGCTCCTCCGGTCACGCTGCTCGGGCGCCCGGTGTATCTGTCGGAGAAGGCGCCTTCGGTGCTGGGTACGCAGGGTGACATCTCGTTCATCGACCGTTCGCAGTACCTGATCGGTGACCGGATGGCCATGACCGCTGCGTCTTCGCCGCACGCTCGCTTCGTGGACGATGTCACCGTGTTCCGGTTCATCGAGCGCGTGGACGGCCGGCCGTGGATGCAGTCGCCGATCACTCCGAAGAACGGTGGCCCGACGTTGTCGAGCGCCGTTCAGCTGAACAGCACCCGTACCTAGTAGTACTCCGGCGGCCGGAAGCCTCCCATCCCTTCCGGCCGCCGGTCCCAATTGTCACGTAAGATCCATTCAACTCCGCATTGACACCCGGAGACTCATCAGAGGAAGTGTCACAAAATGGCCGATGCACTTGGGCGCCTGATCGATGTCTCGATCGGTGCCACCCCCGTTGACCTCACCACTGCCGGCTTCACTGGCGCACGCGTCTCTATGCGCAACTGCTCCGGCGTCACCTTCGTCGGTTTCCTGGCCGCTGCTGCTTCCGGTACCGAAGCTGTGCTGATCACGATTCAGCAGCACACCGCGCTCACCGGCGGCACGTCCAGCACGCTCACCAGTTCGAACGTGCGTTACTACACGAAGACTCGTGCGACCGCGCTGGACGGCTCCGAGACGTGGAGTGCGGTGGCCAACCCCACGGCCGGCGTCATCACCATTCCGGGCGCCAGCGGCCAGAGTGGTGTGATCGTGGTCATCGAGATCGATGATGTCACTCTGTCGGACGGTTACGCGTACGTCAGCGTGAACGCTGCCGACCCCGGTACCGTCTCGCGTCTGGCCTCCTTCGTTGCGCTGCCGCGCGACTTGGACGTGCGGCGCAAGCCGGCCAACCTCGTCGCCGCCCGGAGCTGATCATGCCTAAAGCGAACATGGATACCGTTTCCTTCCCTGGCGAAGACGGCGAACCCGTTATCGTGGACCGGGAGGACTTCACTCCAGACGCTCCGCTAGTGTTCGACGCTCAGCCGAAGGAAGCTGACGGTGACCCTGCGGAGGGCCGGCAGCCCACCGAAGAACACGATCGGAACGAGGAGAACAAGCGCGAGACTTCGGGCAGTGGCCCGGCCTCCGCTTCGAACTCCACGGAGCCGACCGACGCTGAGAAGAAGAAGGCGGCAGAGGCGGCAGAGTCGGAAGGCGGTGAGTCGCAATCAGTTGGGAGCAGCTCATCGCAATCGGCAACAACCAACGCCAGTTCGAAGCAGAACAGCAACAGGAAGAGCGCCAGCCGGTAACGTGCCCGCTCTGTTCGGAGGTTCTTCTTCGAGCGCCTGACGGCAAACTGCGCTGCGGTTTTGACGGTACAGAGTACTAGAAGAACGGAAGGGAGAAAGCGATGCAAGAGCCCGTATACATCACGCGCGATGAGATCATGGCGGCGCTGGACGTGAAGCCAACCGCGTACATGTACGCAGAGGTTGATCGTGCGTGCCGCGCCGGTTCGCGTGCGGTTGAAGGGCTCTTGCATCGCTTTCTCTATCCGCTCACGGCTACGAAGTATTTCGATTGGCCTGTTTCGCAGACGCGTTACGCTGTTGCGCAGCGCGTCGACTTCGATGAATGGGCGCTCATCAGTGCAACAGCTGTGGTCTCTGGTGGGCTGACTATCGCGCCGGCCAGCTACACGCTGGAGCCTTCGCAGTACGGTCCCCCGTATGAGCATCTCGATCTGCTCCGCACCAGCAGCGCGGCCTTCTCCGGCGGACCGCAGCGCGGCGTGGCGATCACCGGTCTGTGGGGCTGGACGAACGATGAGACCACAGTCGGCACGCTGGTGGGCAGCATCACCGCCGTAGACACGTTGGCGACTGTTACGGCTCCCGCCTCCGTGGGCGCCATCCTGCGTATCGGCCAGGAGAGAGTGCACGTGGTGGGCTCGCGCTGGATCGATAGCGCGCAAACAGCTTCTGCGCTCACCAACTTGAACAACAGCGTCAGCATCACCGTTTCCAACGGTGCACTGTTCACGGAGAATGAATTCATTCTGATCGACAGCGAGCGCATGCAAGTGGTGGAGATTGCCGGCAACGTGCTCACCGTGCGCCGTGCCGTCATGGGAACGGTGCTCGCAGCACACTCCGGCGGCGTGGCCATCTACTGGCGGCATCAGTTGCAGATCGAGCGCGGCGCGCTGGGCACCACTGCTGCTATCGCGTCGAACGGTGCTGCGGTGTATCGCTGGGCCGTGCCTTCTCTGGCCGCTGAACTGGCGCAAGCGTATGCGGAGGATTTCTTCCTTCAGCGCAACGCCGGCTATGCGCGTACCGTGGGCAGTGGCGAAGGTGAGCGGCAGGCTAGCGGGCGCGGCGTGACGCTGGTGGAGCAGCGCGCTAAGCGCGCCATGGGGCGCGGTCTTCGTCTTCGGAGCGTCTGATGAGCGTCACGGAACGCGGCCCACTGTTTGACGGTAGGGCCGAGAAAGCGGTTGCCGATGCGTGCGATACGGCAGCAAAACGGGTCGCCACGCTGGGCGCGAGTATGGTGCGCTCCCGGCTCAATTCTGTACTCCGACACCAAACGCCGTATTACCGTTTCCGTGTGGTCTCGCGGCAGGAAAGCGCTGCGCAATGGAAGATCACAGATCAAGCGGTGATCTACGGGCATTGGCTCGAAGGTACCGGTAGTCGCAACGCACCGGTCACGCGCTTCCCCGGTTATCACACGTTCGAGCAGATCACCGCGCTTCTGAACGGCGGCAAGGCGCAGGCCATTGCGGACAGCACCGTTGCTGAGTACATGGGACGGATGAACTAATGGCCGTTGATGGCAAGGGTATCTTCGAAGCGCTGGAAAGCCACGCCTTGCGTCTTGGCGTCTTTGGTGCCGTGAACGGTCACGAGCCGAAGAGTCCTCCGGTATACGGCGACTCTTTAGTGCTCACGCTGGCGCTTGGTCCGTTCCGTCCCATCACTTCCTCCGGTCTCCAATCGCTCAGTTACCGTATCGAAGTTCTCGGGCGCATTTGGAAAACCAACTCTTCGGAGACGGACGCTACAGAGCCGGAGATTCTGAGCGCCGCTATCACGTTCATGTCATCGATCTCCGGCGGTTTCACGTTGGGCGGATTGATCCGGTGTGTGGACGTGCTTGGCATGGACGGCGAACAGATGCAAGCGGAGCCCGGTTATGTCGATATGGGCGATGACAAATACCGCACTATCGATCTGATGATTCCGTTGCTCGTTAACGACGTAATGACTTTGGGAGCGTAGCAATGGCGAAGCAAGGTGGGCTCGGCGATAACTTGTACGTGGACGGCTTCGACGTGTCCGGAGACGTGGGCAGCATTCAAAGCGTGCGCGCCCCCATGACGCTCGAAGTCGTGACGCCCATCAATGTCAGCGCAGAGGCGCGCATCGGCCTGCTTCATGATGGTGGTATTGACTTCACCGCTTTCTGGAATCCCACCAACGTGGGCACGCTGGACAGCGAGCACGACGTTCTGAAGGCGCTGCCGTCCACTGACCGGATCGTGTCGTATTTCCGTTCCACGGTGCTGGGCGCGCCCGCCGCTTCGCTGGTATCGAAACAGGTCAACTACGATGGCACGCGCACGGCGGATGGCGCCCTGACCTTCGTAACGAACGCCGTTGCAAACGGCTACGGGCTCGCGTGGGGCAACAACCTCACGGCCGGCAAGCGTACGGACACCGTGGCCGGCAACGGCACTGGTGTGGATCTGGGTAGCACGCCCGTCAGCTACAGCCAGGGATGGGCGGCGTATCTGCACGTCTTCGGCGTCACCGGTACGAGCATCACGGTGAAGATGCAGGACAGTGCGGACAATGCGACCTTTGCGGACATCACTGGTGCCACCTTCGTGGCAGCCACTCCAGGCCGAAGCGCGCAGCGTATCCAGTCCTCCAGCGCCACGGCAACCGTGCGTAGGTACGTCCGCATCGTGTCATCGGGTACATTTAGCAATGCGGTGTACGCCGTGAACTTCGTGCGCTATGAAGCGGCAGGAGCGCCCCGATGAACATAACTCATGAGCCGTTCCGTCTCGTTCCGAAAGTTGGCGCAGAGAACTTCAAGACGTACGGAGTGGCGCGTCCGATCGCAACGCACTGGCGCAAAGCTACGTGCAAAGAGATCGGTTGCGCGAACTTCATCAACGGGTGGCGCACCACCATTGATCTCAATACACCTCTCGGCCAGACACAAGCGAAGTACATTCGCGACCACTCTGGCCGTAAGTACACGGTTGTCGGGCAGATGAACAACGTCGTGACGCTGGAGTTTCCCGCTGGACAAAAGTGCTTCGGGGAGCACAAGCGTCCGCTAGAGCGTGAGCCCATCTTCTACATCAAGGGTGGAGACTTCCGGGGTAACCCGATGGGCATTCCCACTCAGAAGCTCCGGGCTGTCGATTGGATCGATGACTTCGGCGACCACCAGAATAAGATCGCAGACCAGAAGGAGAAAGGCTAAGAAATGGCGAAAGAACCGGGCTTTCCGTTCAGTGTGTCGGTCGATGACTCGGCCGGCGTTGTGCGGGACATCTCCAATGACATCAGCAACCTTCAGTACGCCACGCCGCGCGGTGTGCAGGACATCACCGGTGTCAACAGGAGCGCCATCGAGCGCCAGCTGTTGCTCGCCGACATGTCATGCACGCTGAACGGCGCGGCCTTCAACGATGCCGCGAACTTGTCGCACTCCGTGTTCAAAACGGTGCCGTCAAGTTCTGTCAACCGCACCACCACGCTCGCGCTGTCCGGCCAGACGCTCGCGGCTGAGCTTCTGTTCTCCGACTACGCGCATACGCGCGGCCAGGATGGTTCGCTCACGTGGACGGCTCCGGGCGTGCTCGCGGACGGCACCGTTCCTACCTGGACGTAATACCTACAAAGAGTCGGATGGGATATTGAGATGGGATTCAAAGTCGGTAGGATCTTCGATCTGAAGTTCGAAGGCACGGATCTGGACGGAGCGGAGATCAAGATTCGCTCCGCTTCCGTTCAGACCAATCTCGAAATGGGCACGTGCTCCGTGGAGCGGGAGTGCGAGATCATCGGGGAGCATCTCGTCTCGTGGAATCTCGAAGCGGAGGATGGCTCGTCTCTTCTGGCCGATGTTTCCGGAGTACTGTCGTTGGAGGTGGCCGCGAAGAATCTGCTCATTCGTGAATGGATGAAGGCGACACGCGGTATCTCCGCCCCTTTGGATCGGCGCTCCAACGATACCGAATCATCCCCGGAGGTACCGATCACGATGGAAACATTGTAGGGCTTCCGCACGAAGCTAACGAAGCTCTGTGGATTCTCCGGCAATGCGAACGGTTCGGTAAGTTGCCGGAGGAGATTCTCGGAGCAGATGGCTTGCTCTTGCAATTGCTCACCATTGAAACGGAGACGAAAGGAGAGTGAGTCTCAATGTCAAATGAAGTGAAGATCAAAGTCACGATGGAGAACGCGACTAAGCCGGTTATCGCGGGACTCAAAGGAGATCTTCACGACGTTGAGACAGCTTCCGACAAGGCCGGCAACAAGCTGACTTCGTTCGGCGATCGTAGCAAGACACTGAAGAGCGATCTCGCGAAGCTCGATGACGGCATCAAGATGAGCACGCGCACGCTCTCTGAGCTTCATAGCGCGCTAGCGAACACGGATGACGCCGCACAGCGCATTGACATCAAGAAGGCCATCTCCCGCGTACAGAGCGATCTAGCGGCCAGCATGAAGGCGAAGAAGTTCAAGATCACTGAGCTTCTCGATGCGGAGCCGGAGCCGTCATTCATCGATAGAGTGGAGAGCAAGCTGGGCGCCGCGCTGCGCGGCGGCAGTGCGCTCCCGCTCATCGGTGGCAGCCTTGGGGCTGCCATGGCGCCGGCTCTCTCCGCCACGCTGGCGAGCGCGGTCACGGGTGCCGTGGGTATCGGTGGCATCATCGGTGGCGTGGCGCTGGTGGCCAAAGACCCCATCATCACCACGCAAGCGAAGGCCATCGGTAGCAAGTTCAGCACCGGTGTGCATGAAGCCGCACGGCAGAGCTTCCTCGGCCCGGTGTCCGAAGGACTGGCAGAACTGGGGAAGCTGGCGGATCGCAGCGTTCCGCAGATCGGCAAGATCTTCGAAGCGACCGCTCCCAGTGTCGAGCATCTGACCGGAAACATCACGCGTCTCGGCGATAATCTGCTGGACAACCTCACGTACGCGGCCGGCAAGAGCGGCAGCAGTATCAACGCACTCGGCGACTTCGTGGAGCACACCGGCGAAAGCGTCGGCAAGTTGGTGGCGCGGCTGAGCGATAACGCGGACAGCGGAGCCAGTGCAATTCACATGCTCGATGACGCCCTTCAGCAGACCATCGGTGATATCAGTGGCACGCTCGACGTGTTGGGCAAGCTATACGGCGTGTTTGGCAAGGTCAACGATGGTGTGTCGAAACTGACGGGTGGGCTGTCGCTTCTCGAAGCGCTCGATCCTACAGAGCCGTTCCGTCTTCTGTATGACGGAATCAAGAGCACCGACGGCGAGATGGGGACATTTACAGCGCATACTGCTGGCGCTATCGATGCAACCGGTGAGCTTGCCAGCGCAGCCGATGATGCTGCCGATTCGCTTCACGGACAGCGAGACGCGCTAAAGGATCTTAGCGACCAAATGCGCGCGGAAGTTGATCCGGTGTTCGGCCTTCTCGACGCCACTGACAATCTGAAGGAAGCTCAAGAGAGATACACGAAGAGCGTCAAGAAGAGCGGCGAAGGCAGCAAGGATTCCAAAGCAGCTCTCCGTGATCTCGCGAAGGCTGCGATCGATCTCGAAGGCAAGACCGGTGCGCTGGGTGGAGCATTCGATGGCAAGATGACTCCTGCGCTGCGCAACACGCTATCTGCCGCCGGACTGACAAAGAGTGAGATTGATCGGTTGGGTAGGGAGTTTGTTGACGCGAAGAAGAAGGGTAATGACTTCGCGAAGACGTACATTGCTAAGGCGCAGTTGCGTGGCGTGGACTCCTCCGTGGCCGATGCTGAACGGTTGCGCAAAAAGCTTCTCAGCATCCACGATCGCAGCGTGTATGTACAAGTGGCCTTCAACGAAGGCCGCATCAACAAAGTGCAGAATCAGCTCAACCGCATTGGTCACGCGGGCATGGCGTCCGGCGGCATCAAGGGTGCGGCTAACGGTGCTAACGGCAGCGGCATGACATGGGTGGGCGAGAACGGGCCGGAGCTTATGGATCTTCCGCCCGGCGCGACCATGCATAGCGCCGGAGACAGTCAGCGTATGATGAACCAAATGAGCAGCGGCCAGAGTAGCGGACCGATGGAGCTGCTGGTGTCGATTGACGACAGCGCACAGAACGGTGTGCTCCGTGAGCTGTTCGAAGCGCTTCGGTTCGAAGTGCGTACGCAGGGTGGGGGAAGCGTGCAGAAGACTTTCGGTGACAAGCGGGTGGCGGCATGAGCCTTCTGACCTTCGGCGCTGGTGGCGCTAATGACATCCTGCCCATTCGCGCCGAGATGTATATCGGTGGCGCGTGGACGGATATCACTTCGCGTATCCGGCTGGCGAACGAGATCGTCATCAACTCGCGCGGGCGTGCGAATGAGCAGGGCCGACCCGGCGTATGCACGTGTTCGTTCACGCTGAACAACGGGGATCAGTATTTCTCCAACCGCGCGATACTCGGCGCAAACTATGGGAAGCTCGGACCGAATACGCCCTTCCGTGTGAGTGTCACGGAAGACCGCAGTTTCGCTGCGCTCGATAACAGCACCGATGCCGCGCGCGTGCGCACCGTGGACAAGGCCAGTATCAGCACAACCGGTGATCTGGATATCCGCATCGAGTTCGAGCCGTACACGTGGGACATGGGAGATAGCGGTCATGTTCTTGCCGCTAAGTGGCGGAGAACGGCGAGCGCTAACCGTTCGTGGGCGCTGACCACCAGTCCGCAGGGTTATCCGATTCTGTGGCATAGCACGGATGGAACGTTCTTCAGCACGTACTATGCGACGTCGCCGCTCCCTACACAGTACGGCGCCGTTGCGCTGCGATGCACCATTGACGTGGACAACGGCGCGGCCGGCAGAACGGTCACGTTCTATACCAGCGATTCCATCTCCGGCACGTGGACAACGCTGGGCACGCCAGTGGTCACGGCCGGAACAGTGACCGGCTTCGATAGCACAGCGGATCTCGAACTGGGCAGACTCGATGATGGGCAGCGCGCCGGCTTGATCGGTGGCACCGGTCTCGCCGGTCGCATCTACGCCTTCGAACTACGTCACGTCATCGGTGGCGCACTGGTGGCCAACGCCGCCATCTCTTCGCAGGCTCGCGGCACCACATCGTGGAGCGATGGGCTGGGAACGCCGAACACGTGGCTAGTGGAGAGCACGGCGGAGATCACGCCCGACGATCGACGCTTCTACGGCGAAGTAGCCTCCCTGCCTCAGCAGTGGGACATCTCTGGCCGAGATGTCTTCGTGCCCGCACAGGCTGCCGATGTCACGCGACGGCTTCAGCAGGGCGGTGTGCCGGTCACCAGTGCGTGGACGAAGTACTGGCAGGGGAAGGTGGCTGCCGGCTATCTGAGTGCCACTACGCCCGTCACAGGAATGTGGCCGCTGGAGGACGGCGCCACGGCAACGCAGGCAGCCAACATCGTGCCGCGTGGTGCGCCGGCCACGATTGTCAACTGCTCTTTCGGAGCAGCGGCAGATCTGCCGGCCAGCGATAACGTCATGACACTGAGCGCCGTGGGCAGCAAGTTCTACGGGCAGTGCCGCAAGACCATTCCGAACGTGCTTGGCCCCGGTAGCTTCGCCAACTTCGCTTTCAAGATGCCATCCGTTCCGGCCAGCAGCACCACGCTCATGGATTTCAAATGTCTCGGCGATATCGGCCGGTGCAATATCTCCGTGACAGCGACGACGTACGTTGTCGCCATCTACGATCCTGACGGCGTTCTGATCACAAGCGCGGCGACTCTCTTCGGTCCCCCCGTTCCCAATGCTTGGGTTGTCATGCGCTTGCAGTTCACGCAGAGTGGCGCGACCGGTAAAGTCGATCTGGGCTGGTATCACCCTGGCGACAATGTGCTGTACGGTGCTGCCGCGCTGACGTTTGTGGGCAGCAGCGGTAATATCGTGGGCTTCAACGTACAGGGGACTGCCGGCAACGCTGGCACACAGTATTCGCAATTGGCAATCGGTAACTACTTTCTGAACAACACCACTTACGAATACACCATTACCGCTAGCGCATTCGCTGGGGAGTCGACAACTCAGCGATGGACGCGCGTATGTACGGAGAACGGAATCAGCGGCTCGATCGTCGGTACCGGCAGCGGAGAGCTAATGGGATCGCAGCAGCACACCAGCGCCATGGAGCTTCTATATCAGGTGATGGATGCGGAACAGGGCATCATGTACGCGTCTCGGCGCGATGCGTCTATCATTCTTCGCACGCGCCCATCTCTCTACAATCAGTACGGTCCGTCACTCAGTTACGCTGCTGGCGATTTGGGCAACAAAGTGCCGCTGCCCACCGATGATGACCAGCAGACGCGCAACGTCGTGACCGCTTCGCGCAGTGGTGGCAGCAGCGCAACGTCTACCGTGGACACCGGACCGAAGAGCACACAAGCACCACCGAACGGTGTCGGTGTGTATACCAGCCCCATCACGCGCGAGGTTTACAGTGATGATCGGCTGGACGATATGGCAGCATGGGATGCCTTCCTCGGAACGTGGGATGAGCCCCGCTGGCCACAAGTACGCGTGGACCTTGAGCGCACGCCCTTCACTGGCACTGCTGCGAAAATAACGAAGCTGAAGACCATTTCTCATCTCGATGTCGCAAACTTGTTCACGCTGACCGGTCTCGTGCAGACCGGCATCCCGCCGGACGATGCGAAGCTGATGATCCAGGGAGTCACGGAAACGCTGGGTAACCGGAAGTGGTGGATCGAATTCAACACTTCGCCTTATGGTCCGTGGGTTACCAACAATCTCACCAGCGTCACAGCTAACTCGAAGTTTCGGGTGGCTGCCGCGAACTGCACGGTAACCACTGGCTTCGCCGCCACTGGCGTGGCTTCGTTCCAAGTGAGCACGGCAACCGGCAGCACGCTGTGGGGAACCACGCTCACAAAGCCCGGAAACTTTCCGATTGATATTGTGATAGCCGGAGAAGTGATTACGATCTCCGGTATCAGCGGCACCACCAGCCCGCAGACCTTCACGGTATCGGCCAGGGGGGTCAACAACGGGGGCGTGGGTAAAGCTCAGTTGGCGGGCGCCACCGTACAGGTTAAAGACGTGTTCTATCCGGTACTGTAGAGACGTGAGGCTGCGCCCGTGAGCAAATATCCCGTGATCGAAGTCGGAGACCCGTGGACAGCGGATCTCGCTAACAGCATGCTCGCGGACACCACGTACAAAAGCACTGCAACGCCGCGAACGAACAATACGCTCGCCGATGATCCGGATCTCGTCACTCCCACGTTGGTTGCCAATGGTGTTTATTTGGTGGAGTTCTCTATTCGGTATGCGACAACGGCCGTGGCGACTACCGGTATCAAGACAGCATGGAACGTTCCCGCTGGAGTGCTCAGTACGAACAAAGAAGTGCTGGGGGCTGGCTCAACTCAGACAGACGGTAGTGCTGATAACGATGGTGGACGCTTCGGTGTCCATGGTTACGCGACGACAATTCAGTACGGTACGCGCGGTAGCGCATCGCTTCAGCTTCGCGCCTACGAGGCAAGCACGGTAATCATGGGAGCCACTGCTGGCACCGTAGCTCTTCAATGGGCTCAGGTGACAACTAGTGCAACGGCTTCCGTTGTCAGTGCTGGCAGTTACGTAAAGGTCACTCGAACTGGATAAGAACTCCGTAGCAACCGAAGAGGGATGGGGAAAGAAATGACTGTCATTCGCACTGTGAATCTGGACTACGCCGCGCGCCCGTACGCGAACGGGTTGGCTATTCCCGTGTCGCACGGCACAAACAACTGGATCACGATTCCGTGGGATACGGAAGTGGAAGATCCGGCTCTGCCGAATCAGGCATGGGGGCAGCACGCGGGACCGAGCGGCTGGAGCGCACTCAGCGCGGGCGCCTGCATCTTCTGGGGTGAGGCTGCTGCGATGATTCAAGGGGCGCTGGAGGAGGAGTCGAGCTTCCATCTCATGGGGCGCTTTGCTGTCCCTGGCGTCAACGGCGCTCCGCAGACCATCGCCAGCACACTGCAGGCCAGCGAGAAGCAGTGCGGGAAGCACGAGACGCACACCAATCCGGATGGCAGCGTGTACTACACGAATACGCATCTCGGACCGCAGGCCATCACCGGTCGCCTGCTGGCCGGCCAGCGCCTTCAGATCGTCATCGATCATTGGAACGGGCAGGACTGTGACGCGCGGTTGGTGAGCGCGAACATCACCCTGCACTACGTATTGGAAGGTGAGATGTGACAATCTTCGGTTGGGATGCCAGCCACTACGACGCCGTGCCGGACGGCGCACGCGTGGTGAGCGAAGGCATCAAGTTCATGACACATAAGGCCGGCGGAGACGCGAACGATGCGGAGCTAGCCTCGTGGTGGAAAGAGATGAAACCGTACCGTGATCGTGTGCTTCTCGGCGCATACTGGGTACTCTATCCCGGCAACCCCTCTGGCCGCGCCGACTCCTTCCTCGCACGTCTCGATTCACAGTGTCCCGGCTGGCGTGATGGTCCGTTCATCTTGCAGGCTGACTGTGAGATCTGGGGCGGAGACAAGAGCACGCTGCCGTCAGTGGCGGAAGCTAACGCGTTCGGCGATCGGCTAGCCGCAAAGGCACCGAAGTTGCGCATGATCGGCTACATGCCGAAGTGGTGCTACGGCAGCGGACTGGGTTCATTTCGGTATCCGATCTGGTCAAGCCGTTACGTGAGCGGTAGTGGCACGGCCAGCGGGCTGTATCCCGGAGATTCTTCGAGTCTCTGGGGCGCGTACTCCGGAGGCGCCGCGCCGGCCGTGCTTCAGTTCTCCAGTTCGGCGAACATCGCCGGACAAACGACGTGTGACGCGAATGCGTATCGCGGCACGCTCGATCAGTTGACGGCGCTTCTCGCGCCCGGATGGAAGGAAGAAGAGATGGCACTCGAAAGCGATGACGTGCGCAAGGTGTGGGGATACGATCCCGGACTGACGAATGGTGACCCGTGGCCAGGTGTCTCGGACGAGACCTTCCCGCCCGGCGGCAATGGCACCGTGGCGCCGGGCACCGCGCTCACGTATCTGCTGAAGCGGCAGCGGGACAATCACGCTGCCGTCATGGCTGCGCTCGCACAGCCGGTACAGATCGACGTGACGGCGCTCGCTGCCGCGCTCGTAGCGGCGCTGCCGGCCGGCTCCACGGAGGGTCTCTCCCTGGCCGATGTGCAGGCAGCGGCAGAAGCTGGCATGCGTGCAGTGCTCCGAAACGGTGTAGGGACCGCGTAAGCTCACGGGTTAACTGACGCGCGAGCCGAATGAACGGAAAGAAGGATCATGCGTGAAGCGCTGGCTAGCACGGGTACTGACTCGCGATACGGTCTCGTTCGTGGGGGGATGGGTGATCATCCTGTATCAGATGCTCGGAGTGCCACCTACGAACGTCAACGAATGGTTCCTTCTCCTCGGCGGCTCGATGATCGGCGTTCCGGGCGTGGCGGAGATCATCGCGCTTCGCGGCGGCAGGGATGGGCGCGAGAAGCCTACAGCCGAGCCGCCGTCGCAGCCTCCGGCGCCGGCCTCCTCGGGGCGGCAGTCATGATCTACGTGCGCATGAAGACGGGAGGCTGAGCCATGGCGCCAGCACCGATGACACGCGGCCTGAGGTACACGCTCATCGTTGTACTCGTGGTGGGGCTAGTCTCTCCGATGCTCTCGCTGTTCGTGGCTAAGCGTGCCGCTGAGCAGGCTGTAACCACTGCTCAGCAGACGGCGGCAGTGCAGAACGAAGCTAGCCGGCAGCGCTACTGCGATCTGCTCACAGCTCTGCTGAACGTTTACACAGACGCACCGCCTGAATCCGATACGGGCAAAGCGGTGCAAAAAGAATATCTGGTGCAATACAATCTGGCGCACTGCCAGCCTCCAAGAGAGAAGTGATCATGACTGACACCACTCCCGCTGACGGCAGCAAGAGCATCACGCGCGATGCGGCGCTCGGACAGCTGACGCAGTTCGGCCTATCGATCGGCGCCACGGCCGCGCTGGGTGCGCTGGGCGCACTCGATCTCACCACAGTTCCCGGCTGGCTTCTCGGCGCTGCCACCCTGGCCGTGACCACCGCTACCGGCTTCCTTACGAACTACCTCGCGAAGCGCAAGAAGGCGTCTCCGTACGTCTGATCGGCAGTAACACGAGAGCGCGGCAGCCCATGGGCTGCCGCGCTCTTTTATGCCAAAGTAGGCATACCGCAACCGCAGAGGCACGTTTGCGGGCCAGCATATGGCTTGAACAATCCAAGACCGCTCCGACCACGTGTGTACTCGAAGGAGCCGACACAGTCGAAGCCTTTGCAGCCACGGCCTAAGCGTTTCACAACACTAGCGTAGGTGGCGCCAGTGCCGATGAAGTCATCCACGAAAAGCCACTTCTCCGCGATTGTTCCTTCAAAGATCGTATCGTGCGCATGTGACGATACGCCCTCCTTGCGGAGGATGGCGAACGGAAGATCGAGAAGCAATCCCAGCATCGGAATCATGACGCTTCCCGACAGGCCGATTCCTACCAACGAACCGTACTCCACGCCTTTCGTCTCTTCTCGGAGTTGATCGGCGATCTCATACGGGTGCTTGAAGGCTTCGGGAAAGTAGCTGTGGTTCGTGACTGCTCTCATGCAACTAGCTTAAGCTCGATCAGTTCAGATGTCAACTGGCTTTCTTGCACAGCTTCCGCACGGAGACAGCGGCCAGGGAGGCGAGGCACGCTGCGCAGTACACGTGCCGCTGGCGCCGGAGATGCTCCTCTGCCGTGAGCCCACCGATGATGAGCCAGCCGATCGCACGCCACGCTTTCATGCCCTGCTCCACTTCACGCGCTTGATCTTTCCGTTGATCATCTTTAGATCAATGCCTTGCCGGTTCCATTTGTCCATGCCGGCATACACGCCACCCAGTTCACCGGGCTTGACTTCCTTCGCACGAATCCACTCCTCGCACGCACGGAACATGGAGAGCGGACACTGGGCGCACATCTCTTTTGCAGCCTTGCGATTGGCGATACCGCGCTTACTTACTTTCTCATCGAATCCAAGCTCCGCTGTCACAATATCGTTGCGGCATGCTGACGTACTCCAGTCCGGCTCCGGCACGATGTGTTGCACCTTCACGTAATGAACCGGCCGGCCGGTTACCCGCTCCTGCCGTTCAAGCTTACGCCGATCTTCTTTGTACTTCTCCAGCAACGCCAGTGCATGCGGGCACGTGCACGACTTCTTCTTGCTGACGCGAGCCCACGTGATGGTGTTGTGTCCCTGCGCGATACACAGCGGAGAGATGCGCCACGGCCGGAACCAATTCGGAGCAGGAAGCCCCTCCTTCTGGCCGTTGGCGACACGGATCTTCAGTGCCAAAACGCGCATACGTTCTAAGTCTTTCTCGTAGAGCACGCGACCGCGCGGGCAGATGCAGCGCGGTATCCCCCTGCTGACACTTCCCCGTCCAGCAACGCGCGTGTTATGGCGTGGAGCGCGGCACTCCTTGAGCACCATCCACGGGCCTCCGCCCTCCAACGTTGTATAGCCTTTCACAGTAACCCGACTTTCTGAAGTAGCAGGAGAAGGAGCATAAATGCAAGGAGCTTGACGAGGAGCACGAGGAGCATGACGGAGATTCGGAGGAGAAGTGGAGCCCACTCTCTCCATGTACGTTGGGAGTGTGCGCGCTGTTTGGAGATTCTCCGGAGATTCCAGTGGTTCATCTTGTCGTTATACACCGGAGCAAGGAGCACGATGCACAGCAACTCCAAGAAGTTGACTGCCCATGGAGTGCGGGCAAACATCCATCCGGGGAGCGGGAGGATTCTCCACGCCTCCGGATCGAGATCGCTCCACGCCTTTGCCACGCTCTTGAACTTACCTCCTCCGGCAGTGTGCTGTCTCCAGCGCAAGGAGTAGGCCACGCTCTGCCCCACGTATCCATTGTGCCGCCCGATGATAGGCAGTCCGAGAATCGCCCAAGGCTTATTGGTGCGGAAGAGATAGATACCGCCCTGGAGTCGCTTCACTTCTGCTCCTACTTCGGTCGCTTGTGTGACGTGATGTGATAGTGATCGCCCCACGAGCAGCGGTACACCATTCCCTGGCCGAGCCGAGCACGCCGGCCGTCTCGGAGCCTACGAAGTTCAGCTTGCGCTTCGGCCTTCGTGGTGAAAATGAGCTTCTGTCCCGGACCGCCGCACTTCTCCCGTTGTGGTTTCATGCACCAACACTATCAGTTCACTTCTGAACTGTCTACGTCTTCCGACTCGTGCTCAGCCAGCCAGTCACTTAAGTCCTTTTCGTTATAGATCGATACGTTATTAGCGCCCACACCGGCCGGCAGCGGGAAGCCCGGATACCGGTCGCGCCAGCTTCGCAACGTGGTGATCTTGATGTCATTCGCCTCGCTGAAGTCACGCAGTGTCACGAACTCTTCCGTCCGATCGGCTGTTGTAACAGCCTCCGGCATGGGGAATGTCGGTGTGTCGTGCTGTTGCATCAACTCCCGCACGTCCAACAGAGAGTCACCACTCTGCGCCCAGTCAGCCAGCCGTTCCGGCTGATGCTTGACGTCAGGGAAGGCTGCCTGGAACACCATAGCCTGACCAGCAACTACCCAACCGAAGCGGCCAGGGAGGGACGACATGCTGGGCTTACGGCTACCCGCGCCCATCACCAGACGCCAGACGTTCTGCGGTAGCCGGCCGGCTAGCGCGAAGGCACCGAAGGACGTACGGCTACCGATGTCCACCTTCGCCCCCTCCTGCGCGCCCAAGATGACGTTGATGTTCAGCGAGCGGCCCTGCGCTGCCAGCCTATCTAGCGCGGCCAGTGCCGGAGAGAGCATGGGCATGCCGGGCGCCTTGATGGCGCGCCAGTGCTCACGCAGCAGCGACTGCATGCTGTTGCGCTCCTCTAGTAGCACCACGATACGCGGCTCCGCAACGTCGCTGTGTTGCGACAACCGGCCCCGCCGTCGCAACTCTTCGTCCAGCCACAGAACGGTGTCGTGCACCATGGCCGGCTCCGTGCAATAGAGAACTTGCGAAATACGCATGAGCCATTTATGAGAGGAGTATTTGGGATCGAGCACCACTACGCCCGCTCCTCCACGCATGAACTGCGCGACGATCCACGCCATAAGCTCCGTCTTGCCGCTGCCACTTCCTCCCAGCACTCCTACATGCGGAGAATCATCTCCGAGATCCCAACGGATACTACCGATAGCGCTCTCTCCAATGTACGGAGAAGCGGAGGAGAAGCGTTCCAGCATCATCTCCCACGTCACCACGCGCGGAGGTTGCGGAGGAACGAACAGCTCCATATGCGGCCGGTTCCCCTCCAGGTTGAAGCGAGCATCAATCTCCGCTGCCCCCAAACGCTCCTGCGCGGCTTGGAGCAAGTTGCTCCGATCTCCGTCCGCGAGAGCATGGTTACCGGGGAGGAAGATGCGGCCGGAGGCCAGGGGGTCGCGCGCGCGCACCAGCGCGCGGGGGATGTCCAGTCGCACACCATCACGGGTGCGCAGCGTGGCCACCACAGCGCGCTCCAGCGGCTTCAGATAGTCGCGCGCGAAGCGGTAGCTACCAGCGAACTTCCACGCCTGCACGCTGGCGTACGCGATGAACGGCAGCCACAGTAGCGCCGGTCCTTGCCAGTTGATCCACCATGGCCCCTTGTCGAACAGCGCTTCATTGAGCGCAGCGACGGCGGTATACGGAGCCAGACCGAAGGCTGGCAGGCGCGTAATCAGTAGCCCGCGCTTCCATCCGGGCCAATACTGATACGGCATCACGTGACCACTCATAGTGCGAGCTTTTGTACCCGCACGCCAGAAGGTGGCATCCGTTCGAGAGATGCCATCGAGCGGCCGGCCAGCGATGAAGCGAAAGAGAAACGCCGTGAACGGGTAGCGTCCCAGTAGCACCGGGATAGGGTCTTCACTCCCCGGCCGCCATGACGTGTCGGGCGCGTTGATGTCCCTTTTGAAACCGAACATGCCACACCGTCCGATCTGTCTGACGTATCAAGTGAGAATATGAACTGTAACACGCGAGAAGCGCACCGGCAACAGCCGGTGCGCTCGTGCAAGTGCAGATTCGGACTAGCCATTCTCCCACGGATACGAGAGCGAATCGCGTTCCTTGCTCGTCCAGCAGTTGTACGCATCGTGATGTCCGCCGTAACCCAGCGCCCAATCGATGCGTATGGTCGGCATTGCTACGTCCAGTCCAGCACGAAGGATGACGTTTGCAGCTTGCTCCTCCATGAACATGTAATAACCGAACTGCTGAGTCATGCAGCGAGCACAGCCTCCGCATGGCGGATAGTCAATGGTCTGTCCACCACAGTTACTCGTGTCGCCAGCGATCTCCTCCTCCTCAAAAGCACGCCACTGCGCGTCTTTCCATTCCTTCGACAAATACCGCATTACCTACCTACCTTCCGTCTCGATGATTCCGGATGATCACGCCGATCAGAAACACGATGGCGAGAAGCGCCACGGTCAGCATCCCCGTGGCGCTTCCGTGCAATGTCACCGGCGAACCAACTTGCGCATCATCTCCACGTGATCAGCGGGAATCTTCTCCGCCTGCACGTCGATGTTCTGCGTAGGGTTGGCCTTCAGCATGTTGGCCACCTTCTTGTAGCGACCGAACGTACTCTCGCCGATGCCGGCCTTCGCTGCCGCCTCGCTGTTCTTCACGCCGTCCACAGCCAGTTCAGTCACGAGAGCCACATCCCACTGCGCTCGCGGCTTGCGGGTACGGGCAGGGGGGGCGGATACCGGAGCGATGGAGACACTGCCCCATTCCGCTTCGAGATCGAGCTGAGTGGGTCGCAACGCCGGAGCCGGCATGGGACCGATGGGCTTCGCGTACTGGAATCCCATGCTCGGACGATTCGCGGCAGCAAAAGCGGGACGAGTGAACAGCAACACCATCGTACAGCCGATCATCATTCCGTCGATCGCGATGGGGCCAATGAAGGCGATGAACTGCTCTTCGCCCATCAAGCCCAGCAGCGAATACAGGTGCTGATAGCTGACGATCGCAGCAGGGACGGCCGGCACGAGGAGGATGTTCCGGCCGATGTGGTGCGTCCAGCGCCGTTCCCAGATCATCCGAACGATGATCTCGATACCGCCGAAGGTGAGAATCGGCCAGAGGACGGCGGGTGGAACTCGCAGCCACAGCGAGATGTCGGAGGTGATTAGGATGGTATGGAGCACGTTGCCAGCAACACTAGTCACCAGCGCGATACCGAGGAACCATCGCGCCCACTTGCGTCCGTCAGCGTTGCTGTTCATGATCTTCTCTCATCTCTGCTAGTTCGCGGGCGCCGGGGGCAGTGGCCTTCGTGTCTGCTCCGCTACCCTCGACGCCTCTGCTCATTAGCGTAGCAGTGCGAAAGTGAACTGGCAAGCTCAGCGCTCCAATGCGTCGAGCTTTTTCTTCAGCGTCACGAGATACGGCCGAAGGTTCGGACTATACGGCTCCTTACCCTTCATCACCTTCTCGATATCGCGAATCTCGCGCTTCGTAGCTCTAATCAGTCCCTTCCGAAACTTCTTCGCATCGCGTGCACGTCTTGCTGCTTCGTCCATTGCTTCACTCCAATCAGAAAGAAGCGCCGCACAGCGGCCCGTGGAAGTCTGCCTTCCCCGCTGTGCGGCGCCCTGGCTTCGTCAGCCCCAGTTCACGTCACCCTTACCCATATGATCACCTCCTTCAGTTCTGTTGCGCGTGATCCTTCTGCGCAGAAGAAGCTTTGCGTCGCCTGACCGCTTCTGCACTGAACATCGGAGGCGCTGCCTTCTCCGCACGCTCCCGGATCTTCTGCCACTCCTTATCGGAGATCGTATCGGGCACCTTCATGCGCTCACTCTACCAGTTCAGAAGCGCACTGGCTAGCTCGGAATGATGACGCTCTTCGGTCCGAGCTTCTGAAGACCGGTGAACAGCGCGGCCGGCATCACATCCTGCGGAAGCCGGCCATCGTTGAACACGTGGAAACCAGCGCGCCGCATGGCCTCGTCTGCCAGCTGAGAGCAGATCATGTGCTTTGTGCTGGCCACGTAGCGCTCCAGCTTCGAACGCTGCCCCAGCGGCACATAGCCTCTCCCACTGGCCGCGTGCGCCGTCAGCGCCGCATAGTCCAGAAAGCTGTACGGAGTACCAACGAGCGCGCGCGCCTCGCGCGCGACGTCGTATCCTTGCCCAACAGCCATGCCCAACAGAGACGTGTGCGTGCTAATGCCATAGTTCGGCATCACGTAGGCGTATGCCGATGTCCAGTGCTGCGCGGTCAGCTCGATCTCCTCCGCACCATGCGGCATGGCCTGCACAGCCTTCGGACCATGACCACCTCCGGCACTTTCCACGCACACCAGCACGTGACGAATCTTGAAGGTTTCCGGACTGGACGCCTTCAGCAACATCTGCCCGACACCAACCGGGAAGAAGCCCGGCACAATGCCACCGATGGGACCGAAGATGATGGTTCCGGGCCGGACTTCGGCCAGAGTAGGCTCCTGCATGTCTCCTGCTTTCTGTGCTGTAGATACGAAGAAAGCGGGAGCAGTGCGCCCCTCGTGGCACTGCTCCCGCTACTTCTTGCTGGCCGATTGTTACTCGGCGGCCGGCGTGGCGAGCGCCTTGCGCTCCGCCGTGATCTTCTTCTTCACGAGGAAGGCCACGTCCTCACCGTTGGTCTCCAGCGCCGACAGATTGCGCACGACGGCGCCACCGATGGTCTCGACCTGCTGGAGCACGGCGGCGTACTCCGTCTCGGCATCGAGCGAGAGCTTCCGGGCGACGTACGCCACGGTGTCGATGTCACCGTGCACGCGGGCCAGGATCTCGTCCGTGGCCTTGTTGACGGCTTCGAAGAAGTACAGAGGCATGTGTTTCTCCCATCTCGTAGAGCTGCCGATCTGGCACTCTGTGAGCCGCTCCGACAACATGCCATAGCAAGGCAAGATCCGGAGCGGCAGTACAGAAGGCCGATAGGCTCAGAGCGTCTTGCGGTACTCCGCCCACCACGCAGCGGCCAGGGCGCGCCGCTCCGGGGTCAGCACAGTGGGCCGGTCGTCCAGCGCCCACGTGTACTGCGGCTTGGTACCCTTGCGGCCCTTGCTGATCCAGTTCTGCACGATGGCCCGCGTGCTGTCGATCGTTGCGCCCTTCTTCGCGTCCGCGACGTACGGCGCGTAGGACATCACCCCGAGGAAGAACCGACCTTCCTCAAACAGCGGCTTCAGCTTGCCCACGAGTCCACCCTGCGCCACGCTCTGAGAGATGGCCGTGAACGGGAACGAGTCGACCGTCATAGTCTTCTCGATGCGCGGAAGCGCGGCGCCTTTCGGATCAGGCTCCGTGTACTCGTACGTGAACGGGTCACCGTCCAGAATCACGAGATCCACACGGAATTCCTCGCGGGTGGGATCGCCGCCCGGGAAGGGATTCTTTGCCTCCGGATCGAAGGACTTCGGAACGAGCACCACCATGCGGCCTTCGATGTCTTCGAACGGCACGCGCGGCGTCCACACTCCGCCGGTCTTGATCTCGCTGGACGTGGCGAACGGATCATCCACGTCAGCCATCTTGCCGGCCGGAATGTTGGTGCTGGTGGCAGTGGTCGAAGTGGCCTTCGCCGCTTCGGCTGCCTGCTGGAATGCGTCGGTCATTCTGTTCTCTCTTTTCTGTCTGTTCTGTCGATGCTGTCTGTTCTGTGTGGAGCGCGCAGGAGGCTTGCCTTATTGGGGAGTTGCCATCACATGATCCCTGCGCGCTTCGTGGGATCAGCTAGAGCGTAGCGACACTTAGCTGCGTTCGGTGGACTCTAGCCGATCTCGTGAACAGGGAAGGACTCGAACCTTCGTTCCGCTTCGCACCCGAAGGCTAGCGCCGCGTGCTCTACCACTGAGCTACCCGATCTGGTGCGATGAAGTGTCGGCTCTCGCGTACTGCTTCACCCGTGGAATTCTGGTCGGTCCACGCCCGTACTTTCTGCCCGGTATTACAGTCTAGCGCTTGCTGGTCTTCGTGACACGAACGGTGCCGTGCTTCGTGTCCTTCAGTTCCGAGTTGGTGACCGTCTTGCACTCGGTCACCGGCACGTTCTCCTTCTGGAGCTTACCCTTCGTGGTGATGCGGATCGCCATGCCGTGCTCCCGTCCGTTGAGATGAACAGTAGTGCATAACTGAACTGTGCGCAAGTCACTGCGCCCAACCGTCGCCGCCCCACTTCTTGGGCTCCAGCTTCTTGATGGTCTTGTGCTTCACGGTAGCGATGTAGTCCGCTTCCCGCGCTTCGACCATGGGCTGGTGCTCTACCCAAACCTGAGCACCCTTCCACCACGTCATGCTGCTCTTCAACTTCTCGCCACGCTTCGCCATGATCAGCTCTTCTCGGGATCGTTCACCTTGCGGCGCCGGCTGAGCACTTCGAGATCACGGACGCTGGTGCCGTCCTTGTCCTTCAGCCGCTCCACCCTGGCAGACTGCTCCAGCTTCGCGCGCTTCTTGCGTTCAGCATCGGAGAGCGCACCGATGTGATGATTCTTGCCGGAGCCGTCACGGCCAGAGAGAGCCACGTCAGCGCTTCTTACCGAAGATCGCCCACAGCGCGGCTTCCTTGATCTTGCGCGCGGCGCCACGGCCAGCTGACTTCGCGGCCTTCTGGATCGCCTTCTTCAGCACCGGGTCAGCAAGATCGTACCGACCGCTCTTATCAGCCTTGAACTGCGAGCGCAGCATCATCGCCTCGCGCTCATAGCCTTCCATCATCTGACGGCGCTGCCGCTCCAAATGCATGTCATCTTCGACGCTCATACTCGACATCCTCCAAACTTTGCCGTCTTCTCGGCCTGCTTACGATCGGCAGCCTTAGCCGCCTCCTGGCGCGTCTCGCGCCGCTCTTTCTGTTGTGCGTTCCGCAGCGCGCTATCTGCGCCTCCGGCGCTCACTTGCTGAAGTACGAGCGCGGTCGAAGGTTCCGGAGGTTACCGCCGTTCTGCACGATCTTCCGGAGCGTGATCCAGTAGCGCTCGTCCAGCGGGATGCTGACCTTCGGCGTACCAGCCGGACCGCGCTGCTTCGGCATGTTCAACGGAGTGACCATAATGCACTCGCTTTCTGTTAGATGTCGTGCCCCACCTCGGAGTTGAACCGAGAAGTCCAGCCGGCATGTGCCGGTTAACGCTCCAGTGCGTCAGTGGGGCAAACCGCTAGATGATCGAGACGTAACCGGAACCGTGACACGCATCGCAGCCGCCGCGCCGAGCGCCGCAGTTGTCGCACGCGCGAACACCGGTGCTGCGAGGCTTCGTGTAGTTGCGCTTCGACTTCTGAGTGCCGGTCACGTCTTTCTTCTTCGGCTCTCTCGGTTCCTCCGCCATGCGCTTCTCCTATCATTGGAGTGGTGCTGTGCCGCGAGCGCGACTCAATCGCCTTCTCTCGCGGGAGCCGTTCGGTTCCCCTACCGAATGAAAGTGATGGCGTTGCCGAAATCAGGCTTTGTTCTCAGCGGCCTAGTTACGTGCAATCCGGCACCGTGGCCCCGAATTCCTAGTGGTCTAGACATGATCTGCGACCGTATATCCGGCGAAACTCTTCCTTCACTTTCATTCGGTAGGTTTCCCTCCCGACAAGAAGAACATTACCGGGAGCCAGTTCAGATGTCAACTGGTCTAGGCAAGATTCTTCAGCCGCGCCACACTGGCGTCCACGGCTGCCGCCAGTTCGGCTGTACTCATATCCTCCGGTGGCCGGCAACTCATCACCACGCGCGAACCCTCCACGAAGCTGGCCACTAGCGACAACCGGCGCAAGATGGCCTCTCGCGTGTCCAACGGTACCGGCTCGATAGGCAGCGTCCGGAGCATCGGAGCACTCTTAGCCTCCGCCCGGTCGTCCACCACCTCACGCGCCCGCTGAGCGGTTGCCCAACCCTTGATCAGATCCATGCGCTGAAGCGCGGGAATGCCAGCAATGCTCTCGTCCGCTTTAGGGCCTTGCGGGAGATGCAGCAGCACACCCCAGTCCTTCGCGAAGTTGGGCATGGTTACATAGCAGCACCGGTCTTCGTCCCACATACCGTCTGCGTAAGCGTAGTTGGCCAACTGCGCGCGTTGCTCCAGCACGCTCCAGAATTCCTTCCGCTTCGTCTTCAGATCGGCCATACGCAGCACGGCCGGACCATCACGGTAGTCCCATACCGGCACGTCGAAACGGCCGGCTGTCTTCGTCTTCGCGTTCACCACGATGCGTTCGGCCAGAGAGGGCTCTGGGCGGAAGAGACAGTCCCGCATGTGCGCTTCGAGCGCGGTGATGCCTTCGCGGATCTCCGCCGTGCCGATGAGCGCACCGGTCTCCAACCGCACCTCCAATGCCTTGTGATACGCGGTGCCAATGACGCTCCAACGGTCCGCCTTCACGGCTTGAAGTGCGCTCTCCGCGATAGCGCGAGCGTCGCGGAACGCTAGTCGACCGTTGACATCTCGCGGCAGCTCGGACAGCCGAGCGATCAAGTCGGGCCGATCGCACAGCCCAATCATGATCATCTCTTCTTCCCAGTTCATGAGCGCACGAAGCTCGCTGTAGGCGCTGATGAGATTGCTGGTGCGCATATAGCCGCGCGGCATCGGCTTCGCGCCGAAGGAGCCCGGACTCCATGCCAGCGGGTCAGTGACATCAGGCAGCCAGTACCGGCCGTTGTAGATGCGCCCGAAGATCTTCGTTTCTTTGATCTCCTGCACTTCACTGGCCGTGGCGAACGGATCATCTTGGTTCACTTTACCTTGGATCACTTGTTCTCCCACGTGACTTCGACGCCCAAGCCGGCAGCGCGACCGGCAATTTCCGCGTACGTGATGAAGCAGCAACCGCACTCCTGCCGCCACACATTACCGCCTTCAATGATGCGGTAGAACTCATCGTAATTCTCGCGAATGTAGATGATGCGCACGTCATCGGGCACCGGATCGATGAGCGCGAAGATGGGCTCAAGCTCCTTGCGGATCTCCTTCTGCGGCTCGAACAGCCCAGCGAGACCACGCGTCCTCCGTAGAGTGTTGATCATCTCTTCCGTGATCTCGATCATGCCCTTACCTTTCCGCTCCGCGAGTCGAATTCCTCGTAAGTCATGTACTCCTTCACCCGTCCGTGATAGCCATGCCGGTCTGCGTCGCGCAGGCTGGCCACCATGATGGGCAGCAAGCGCGCGTCACTCCAGTGCAAATTGTTCACGCGTATATATCGAGCGTTCCGATCGGCGCTAACGTTCTCGTCATCTTCAGGCGGCAGCGAATCGAAGAACGCTGCCGCTTCCGCTTCTCCGTAGGGCTCCCCGCTGGCCGCTCCTCGGAGCGCTTCTTCCTGAAGCACTTCGGCCCCATCCCGAATGATCATCTCTACTTCTCTCGCGCGTTGAGCATGAATTGAACAACCGGATCAATCCGGCGCGTGCCCACTACCGTACTGATGAGATCGCTGACCTTACCCTTATTGATGGCGTACGTGCCATCTTCCTTCTCCGGCACATCACAGCCCATTCCCCGCGCCATTCCCACCTGAGCGGCACTCGGCTGGCCGTATCTCCATGACGCCTTCTTGCTGCCGAAGCTGCCGCCCATCTCCTCCATGACCTCTTCAGCCCATGAGCACGCCATCTCTACGCTCATGCCACGGTGCTCCGTGAGTCCTCCGGCTGCTCCGGTGTGGCTAGCTCCGCACTGGCACTCCCGGTTGGTGGAGAAGTACGGAGCCATGCCGCTGCACGTGCGGTGCCAGAAGATGGACGGCTTCGCGGTCAGCCATGCCACATCCCACTGCCCTGGCTCCTCGGAGGGAACGATGAGCACGTACGCCTCCTTACCGGCCGGAACAAAGTAGTAGCCAGCTGCCGTCTGGAGCCATGCTCCGATAGTGGTGCGCCCCAGTGGATCGAAGTCAACGTGCTCCACAGTGCCGGCATAAAGCTCCTCCTCCTGGCCGCTGCCCGGAGTCGCTTCGCTCTCTAGAAGATCCTCCTGCTCTTCCATCTCCAGCAGCGAGAGCGTCTCATCCTCCTCGATCTCCTCCCGGATCTCCTTCTCGGAGAGATCGACCAGCGAGCGGAGGCTGTGATTCTTGGAAGCCCCGACGACATCGAGCACGAGGCAGTCACCACGATCCTCCACGGCAAGGGCAAGGTTCGGCCGGAGGCCGCGCCCGACCATTTGCTGATAGAGCGGAGCGCTTTGTGTCGGACGCGCAATGACAATGCAACTGATTGTTGGGTCATCAAACCCCTCCGTGAGAACGGCGACACCGTGGACAACTTGCGTCTCCCCAGTGGAGAGACGGCGGAGCATGGCGCGGCGCGGATCACGAGCAAGCTCACCGTGGATGGTCTCGGAGCGGATACCGGCAGTGTTGAAGGCTTCCGCTCCGAGATGTGCGATCTCCACAGTGGGCCAGAAGACGATGCCTTTTCTGGCCGCTGCCTCCTTCGCATACGCCTCCGCCACCACCTCCGGCGCCAATGAGCGCTCCAGTTCGGCGGCTAGCTCGCCGTCCGCGTAGTCGCCACCCTGCTTCTTGACGTTGGAGATGTCGAAGTCCGGCACGATAACGCGCTTGCCGCGCACGTCCAGCAGATACCCGCGCCGGATGCCGAAGGAAATGCCGCGCGTGAATGTGCAGTCTTCCCACACTTCACTCAGCTTCTTCTTGTCCCCCCTTGCCAGCGTGGCCGTAAAGCCGGCCACCTTCACGGCTGGTGGCCCGATCTGATCGGAGGAATGCCAGCGTCCATCATCCTCCGACTTGTATCCGGGCATCTTCGTTCCGAATGCGCCGAAGTGCTCCAGAATGCTGCGATATGTAGTGGCAACCGCGTGGTGGCATTCATCCACGATGATGAGACCCACGTTGCGAATCTGCTCACGGCGCTTGCGGCTTCGAAGGCTCTGCACGCTAGCGACGATTACGTGCGCGCTCACCTCGTTGCGTTCGGCCTTCACGATGCCCACCGTGCGATGCGGCGCAGTCTGCTTCATCTTCGCGGCAGCTTGATTCACCAGTTCATCCGTGTTCGCTAACACAAGCACACGCTTACCCGGAGTGCTAGCGAGAAACTGTTCCGCGAGATGTGCGAAGATGACCGTCTTGCCCAAGCCGGTTGCCAGCACAGACGGCACACGCCATGCGCCGGCATCCCATCGGCTGTGTAGATCACGGATGCAATCCAGCTGATAGTCACGGAGCTTCAGCAATTCCATTATTTGATCTCTCCGGTTCGGATGGCGATCGCCACAGCTTCGGTGGTGTTCTTCGCGCCCAGCTTCCGACGAGCCTGCTCCACGTACCGGTTGACGGTAGGGACGGCGATGAACAAAATGCGCGCAGTCACGGCTTGAGTGGCTCCGGCGGCAGCGTACGTCAGAACGTCGCGCTCGCGTTGAGAGAGTGTCTCGGACATGCGGTCAGTTTATATCAGAACTGACCGCATGTCCAGCTAGACAGTCTTCGCTCCAGCGCTCGTCTGGAGCAGATGTACAGCCTGCCGCTCGCGGTCCATGAGCACTTCCACGGGACCACCGGGAGGGAACGGAAGCCGGCTGTCGAGATGTGCCAGCTTCACGGTCACTTCCGTGTGCTCCCATGCCTTCGGTCGGTACGGATCAGTGTTGTCCGCGTGCCACTGCAGTACGCTGCTCCATTCCACATCCGCTTCTTGCTGGCCGATGCGCACACGGTCACCGGTGAGTACGTATTGCCACTCCGCAGCAATCCACTCTGGCGCGGGAGCAACCGGCTCGATCTCTTCTGCCTCGTAGCGCTGCGCCGGATCGTTCTCCGGACAGATGGGCGGAAGATCCGGCAGTGCGTCAACGCGCACGAAGAGCTGATACTGCCCAAGATCGGACTCATGCGGACGAAGTCCGAGAGTGAAGGTCCCATCGCCCATCCACGTGGCGCGAGCCTGGAAAGCGCTGCTGCCCGGCTCGTCCACGTCCTCATCGATCTCCACGATGCGCATCCACTCTTCGACCACGCCGTGCGCATATTCGGAGAGATAGTCAGCGAGCCTGCGCCGGATGTGCGGAATAGACTCTACACGCGGCGGACCGTAACCATCCGGCTCCGGAGAGAAATCATACGGAAAGAGACACGGATAGCCCCACGGCTCTTGCGACTGCACAAGCACGGCACCCTTACCGATGCGCCGGAAGTCTTCGGAACGGATCATGTCGCGTGGAGAGATGGCGTTCTCCGGGACGCGCCACTCTTCCTCCGTGTAGTATTTGCCGCTCTCCTTGAAGAGCGTAACCTTCGCCATCATTGTGCAGCCTCCGCTACTTTCATTCTCTCGATGAAAGTGATCAACTGTGATCGGTTGCGACCACGGAAACGAATCCAGTGGAGCGCGTGCATGCGGCGCTCGCCATCTGTGATGGTGTTCGCCAGCTGGAGCGCTTCGTTCCGCAGCGCCTTCGGCACCACGCTGTCCTCCAGCGCGATGGCGTTTTCTGCGGTGGCTATCTGTTGCGCGTACGTACGCTCGCTCATCGTTGCGCCCGATGCTGTAGGTAGTTCACGCCAGCAGCGATGAGCGAGAGCAGCACGGTTGCCACAGAAAAAGCGAACGAGTAGAACGGTGAGTCGTTGATACCGCAGTACACGGCGAACACCGCAGAAAGACAGCCGGCCACCATGAGCACAGCCCACAACAGCGCGAGATAGATCGGATTGTAAACGGGTTCTTCGTCTCGATGAGTCATCACTCGCTACCTTCGCTCGTGATGCCGAACAGATCGAGAATGCGAATGCGCGTAAGACGAATGCTCCGAAGCACGTAACGTGTGCCGTCTCGCTGCCAACGCTCACCATCGCCATCGATGATCCAATCCGGACCATCGCCAGCCGGGGCGAAGGTGTCATCGAGCACGATGGTCACCGTGAGCGTGCTAGGTTCGTGCAGATTGCGCTGAACGGTGTACTTGGTCACGAAGTCAAGCACGTGCGCCCGGCCTTCGGTACCGAGCGCGGCAATGTAGGCTGCCACCCTCGCGTCAAGATCCATGTTGCTTACGATTCGTTTCGTCATGGCAACAGCGTAGCGCCCGCCAGTTCAGATGTCAACTGGCGGGCGCTGTCCGTACTGGACTAGTAGACGGAGCACGCTGCCGCGAGATGGCCGAGCCACAGCACCAGCGTCACAAAGAGAATCGTGATCCCAGTGGTGCCGATGGCCGTGCCACGAGTGATCGGCGTACGCGGCTTGCCCACCAGCCACCACGTGCCGACGACACCGATGACTTGCAGGAAGACATAGGCCGAGATGAAGAAGGTCATGACTGCTCCGATGTCAGTGCGGATGTGAACTGATCGCTACGGTAGCACGGTGTCAGTTGTCATTGCAACTGACTACCGCTAGAGTAGGTGCTAGCGGCCAGAGAAGAGCCGGTGACTAGGAGAGGAGAGCCGAGATGGCGAAGGTATCGACGCAGTTGCTCGTGGACCCTGCGGTGAAACGGCGCATCGAGGCTCTTGCTCTCGTGCGCGGCCGGCTGCAAGCTGACGAGTTGCGGCGCATGGTGGAGACGGCGCTGGTGCGCGAAGAGCGGGAGTCGAAGGCCGATCTGCTGGAGCTGTACGGCATGCTGGACGGCATGGGCGTGGCGCCGGGGAAGGCCATCGAAGCCATGCTGAAGGCGAAGCTGCCCGTGTCCGCGCTGAAGGGTCGCAAGCGCTTCCCGCTGCCGCTGGCGTAGACTGCACCGCACGAAGCCGTAGCCCGGCTCCGGATCTTGCCTTGTATGGCATGTCGTCGGAGCCGGGCTTCTTCGTCAGCATGATCTGTGTTACCATCAAGTTCACTTCTGAACTGGAGATGATCATGGATAACCCGGAGAACTACTGTGTTCACTGCGGGCAGTACGGCAATCCGTGTGCCTGCCCTGAACGGCTTTACCTGCTGGAGATGATCCCACCGGAGATCCGTGCGCGCCTTCGGATCACGGTAGCGAAGCCGGTCGTGCGTGTCTTCATTGGTGACCAAGACGTGACATCGTTCATACGGGACTTGAAGATGACTATGCCCGATGGGCGCGTGATGGACATCGACACACAACAGAACGGGCCAGCCCGTAAAGACTGACCCATTCATAGGCTCTCAACCCACACAAAGGGTAACACATGACAACTGAACTGACTCCGGAGCAGTGTGACGCACTGGAGCACGCTCGGGCGCTCGTGCGCGCGGGGATTCCGGTGTTCGCCGCTGCTCCGTGTCCGGATGGATGCACAACGCCAGGGCATCGGAACACGGAATTTCATCTGCCGAAGGCGTGGCAGCAGATCCGACCGTCCATGCGGCAAGTAGAACGCTGGAAACCGGGATGGGCACTGGCGGCTATCGGTGGCTGGACAGCTGACTTCATCGACGTTGACGACCATCACGGTGGAGACGTGTCGGAGAAGATGCTCCGGGAGAACGGAGGATGGCCGCGTTACTTCGGAGTACAGAGCACTCCTTCCGGCGGCAAGCACTATCTCATCTCTCCGTTGCACGAGCGCCGGAACGCCAACGTACTTCCCGGCGTGGACTATCAAGGTGGGACGGGTAGCGGAGCGGACGGAGAAGGGCGGGCGTTCGTATGGCTGGCGCCTACCGTCAAGCGGTCGAAGAACGTGGAGGATGGCGGAGCGCTCGGCACATATGCGTGGATCGAACCACCGGACCTGGAGATGCTGGCGGAGTTCGCCGGTAGCGACGACAGCGGGCAGCACTTCCGTGATCTCGTGGTGGCCTCCCACGGGCTGAAGCCGGAGGAGATCGCGGAGAACGCTGGAGCAGCGGCGCCGGCTACGGTACTCGATGATCCGTTTGTCACTTCGTCACAGATCACTGCGGTAGCCGGTGCTGGTGGTGCTGGGCAGACGGCACGACGGTTCACCGTGGAGAGCGCGGAGGCGTTCATCGCTCCGGCGCTGAAGGATCTTCGCGAAGCCATAGTGGGTGGCATCGAAGAGATGTGCAACCGGGCTGCTGCTCAGCTGTCGCACTTCGTGCCGGCGTTCATGGATGCCGACACCGCGATGTGGATGCTCACGGAGGCACTCGGGCACACCGCCTATGATCCGAATGGGCCATCGGACTGGACCGTGGAGAAGTTCGTACCCGTGCTCGATGGGCGCCGGCCGCTGCGAGACAACTGGAAGGCGGAGAGGGTCGAGAGCGATTCGCTGGCCGGCAAGGTGGCGGAGAACGAAGAGATCGCCAGTGACGTTGATGCGCTTATTGGACGGATGCTCACGGCTGAACAGATGGCCGATCGCCCTGCACCGGAGCCGCTTGTGTGGGGCCTGCTCGACAGAGACAGTCTTGCTGCCGTAGTTGGTATGCCAGGCTCCTTCAAAAGCTTCTGGGCGCTCGATCTCGCGGGACACATCGGGCGTGGCATGGAGTGGCATGGGCACCGTGTGCATAAAGGTCTGTGTGTGTATATCGCTGCCGAAGGTGACCGTGGCATGACCTTGCGCACCCGTGCGTGGACTAGTCGGTATGGTCCGATGGAAAACGTGCTCTTCCTGCCGGAGCCAGTGCAGATCGCAGATGCAAAGGCATGGGATGTTCTCGTGAAAGCCTGCGAGAAGTTGCAACCGGTCTTCGTGGTCGCGGACACACAGAGCATGATGACTCTCGGAATGGAAGAGAACAGCAACAGCGAAATGAACGTAGCAATGCACGCTTTCCGGCGCATTCAAAAGTCATCCGGTGCCTGCGTGCTTGCCGTGCATCACACAACAAAGGACGGCAGTGGAGTGCGTGGCGGCAGTGCGCAGGAAGGCGCACACGATACGCGCATCCGACTTGCGCGACTGGAGCCGCGCAAGTCGATGATCGTCCGCATGAAAGACGAGAAACAGAAGGATATGGCCGAAGGAGAAAGCGTCGGCATCAAGCTGCTCATGGAAGTTGTCGATCTAGGTAACGATCCGGAGACCGGTCGCCCGCTCTCGTCTCTCGTGATGAGCGATCGTGATGCGGATGCGTTCGAAGAGGCAAGCGGCGAAGAGCGTCCGCAGGACATCGGCCAGGAGGATGTGCTACCGGAGCCGCTGATCGGGTGGCAGCGAGTAGGCGTGGCAGAGGCTCCGCTACAAGAGCGGGCACTCACGGTGCTTCTAGAGGTGGCTGGGCCGGAAGGCATCACGGAAACCACGGTCAAGCGGCTTGTGGTGGAGCGCTGGCACCCGAACGGCACCGGTAGCAAGGCCGGCCAGCTTCGCAACTCAGCGTGGCAGGCTGCGTGGGGTAAGGCACTGGCACGCGAGTGGAACGGAGAGAGCCTTATCGTTTCCGGCCGTACGGGCGACCGTTACCGCGTGAATGACCTAGTCGCTGGACAAGTAAAAACAGCTGCATCACCCCCTGCATCAGGGTGATGCAGCTAAGGGGTGATGCAGGGGGTGATGCAGGGGCTGATGCAGATACAACTGCATCAGCTGCATCACCCTCTGAGCTGCACTGATGCAGCGTGATGCAGCGTGATGCAGGGGGTGATGCAGTCAGTTCAAAGGACTGATGCAGCACACCCCCCCTCCTTAGGGGGGTGCTGCGTCATGAAGGGGTGATGCAGATAAGGGCACCCAGTTGTAATCAGCACTGGCTCCAGCTAAGGTGGGGACATGAGCGAAGAGAACAAGATCAAACTTGGGTATGCAGTCGCCCGCCCCTCCCTGGCCGCTTGCCTCCCCGTCCACCACATCTCGCAGGCTCCTAGTGACTTCAGTGGTCGGATGACTAATGACTGGAGCAAGGTCACGTGCGGTACATGCCGTCTGAAGCAGCCTGTGAGCGCCGAAGCGACTCCGGGGGTAGTCGAGTACCAGATACCGGAGAACGTGCGGCAGCGGGACGCTCAGCTGGCGCGTGAGGATGCTGAGCGGCAGTGGCAGCGCGAGCGTGCTTTCGTTTCGTACGTGTACGGCCAGCAGCGTGCCGGGGAGAGCTTCATGCTGGCGCGCCAGCATGTTCTCAACCAGGCGCACAGGGCCGCGCTGCTGGAGAACGCCGATCGGGAAGCACGGCGGCCGGCTGCGTTTCTGGAGCAGCTTCGGGTGCGCGCCGAGAAGATGGATCTGCTGGCAGCCGAGAAGCGCATGCAGGAGAAGTTGTCGCGCATGACGCGAGAGCTGTACGCGTTGTACGCAGAAAGCTCCGACCGCGCGCAGAAGTTGGAAGAAGAGATCAAGCGGCTCAGTTGACATCTGCACTGATTGGAGATACGCTGTGAGTATGCAGATAAGCGAAGCGGTGAAGAAGGCACTGACTAACACTGAAGACTGGAGCGTTGGTACCGTTGTGCCGCGCGGTACGTCGGATGCCACGCGCGATGAGATGCGCAGCGTTGGTCTGATCGGTCCTTCGGCTGGACTGACGCGCAAGGGAAGCATCGCTGCGGAGCGTTTGCAGCGCGCGCAGTTCGAAGAGCTTTTCCCGCTGTGATCACGCTGGAGCCGGAGTTGCGGCTGTCTCTGTTCGTTCAGGGCCGGCCGCGCACCAAAGGCAGCATGAAATGCCTTGGCGCTCGCACTCGTGGCGGCAAACACGTTCTCGTGGAAGATCACGCAACATCGAAGCCGTGGCGCCTGCGCATGACGAACGAGATCGTTCGTGAAGTTCAGAGCGCCGGCCTTGCTTCCGGTTGGCAGCCGTACAGCGGCGCGCTTCACGTGATCGCAGATTTTCGGTATGAGCGTCTCGGTCCGTCTGCTCAGCTGTTGGCGTATCCGACTGTAAATGCTGGTATCTACGCGAACGGGGACATTGACAAACTGTTAAGAAACCTTCTCGATGCTATGCAGGGAAGCGGATTGATCACGGATGACTGTCAAGTGGTCAAGCTCGAAAGCTCGAAGCGATGGGCTGCCGAAGACATGCCAGCCGGCGTGCAGATCGATGTGATCGGATTGGGCAATGAGTGAAGAAGAGATCATCCCGTTGAAGGCCACGGAGGAGCTTGACGCCTTCGCTCGTGCTGAAGAAGAGAATCGGGCGCGAGGTGAGGAGATCGCGGGCAGTTACCTCCGGCGCTTCGTGTGCACCGTGTGCCACGAGCGGGAGACGCTGGCGACCGCCGAGCAGGCCGCTAAGGCGGTATGCGGCCCCTGCCTGGCCGCTCGGACGGGTGGGGGCGGCGTGGCCGTAGGTGTGCCGCTGAGACCGGTTGTTGGCTATCCCATGGGCTCGGATACGCGGGTGGCGCCGGCCAGAGAGAGACATCCGGCGCCGCTGGTGTCCTCACGGGACGTAGTGCGACCAGACCAGCCGGGGCCGGTGCTGGCGTTGGCTGAGTATGCCGCTGAGGCCGGCTGGAGCGTGCTCACGCAGTACGCCAGGGGCAGGAGCGTCCACAGCACCACGGGGCGTCCTACGGCGCTGGTGGACTCGTGGGCGGTACGGGTGGCGCTGGGCGATAAGCACGCTTTCGCCGTGTACATGGCGGGTACATGGAAGTATGTGTGGATCTTTGGTCCGGCTATTCCGCCGTTCGGCAAGGCGGGCGTTACGGAGCTGAAGCAGTGGCTCTATGAGCATGGAGATCTTCCTACGGAGTGGTTTGCGGAGATCTCCAAGAAGGTGGTCGCTGCGGAGAAGCGTAAGAAGATCAAGGCAGCATGTGATCGTGGGTCGCACGCGGATGTGGAGAAGCGCGGTGCGCTGGCGTTCTGCCCGCACTGTGAGCACGAGTGGCCGGCCACGGCAGCGCCGTGGAGGAAGCCCAAGAAGGCGAAGGAGGGTGCGTCATGATCGGTCCGGTGCAGTCGGAGCTGCTCCGTCGTGCGCGCGGTAGCGCTCGCGGCTTCGTGCTGCCGAAGAACGCGCGAGAGTACCGTTCGGCTGAGCGCTTGGTGGCACGTGGCATACTGGAGCGGCCAGTGAGCTGGCCTTGTGTGTATCGTTGCAAGGAACTAGACAGATCTGTCTAGACTAACTTTGACGGAGATGATCATGATGGCAGAGCAGAAGCGTGACGGTGGGCCGCGCACTGCTCCCCAGCTCGAAGGACGCAACGGTTCCGTATGGCGCGCCGTGACTATCTACCGGCGCACGTACGAAGACGTTGCGGAGGAGTTCGGCATCTCTAAGCAGCGCGTTGGGCAGATCATCGATGAGACGCGCAAGAACATCCCCACGGTCGACATGGATGCCATGCGGCGCCAGTCGCTCGACTTGTACGCGGAGCTGACCAACCGCGCGCTAGAGATCGCAGATCTCGCGCCGGCTCCGATCTTCGTGGGCAAGGATGGCAACATCGCGTATGACACGAACGGTGAGCCAGTCCGCGACTACTCTGGCCGCTTGCGCGCCATGGAGACGGCGGCGAAGTTCGATGCGGAGACGCGCAAGCTCATGGGCTTGGACAGCGCGCTGAAGGCGGAGATATCCGGCAGCATGAGCATTGAGATCGTTGGCGTCTCGCCTGACGAATTGAGCTAGTGCAGATGTGCACTGGTGTGCTATGCTGTGTGCATGGCGAAACACAGTAAGCCGTCGCACAGCGACACCGCGAGCAACACGCAGATTGAGCAGGGGCGCATCATGGCGTCGAAGCAGAAGCTCCGCGATAAGCAGGAGTGGGTGGAGACGCCGGAAGCGAAGCGCGAGCGCCTGGCGCGTTTGAAAGAAGCCGGCAAGTGAACGAGCAGCGCGGCCCCGTCATCCGCTCAGCGGAAGCATGGGCAGCGAGTGATGCGCGCAAGGGACTGTCGATCGAAGAGAGCGTGCAGCGGCGTGTGGATGAGGTGATCAAGGAGTGGCAGATGACGGAGCAGGAGGCCGCTCGCGTCCTGGCGCTACGCGTTCAGATCGGCGTGTTGGAGTACCGGCTCCGCTGTGCCTATCGCGCGATGCGTCAGGCCGGCATCGATACGTCGATCATGGAGGACGCGCCGCAGGCTGGCGGTTCCGAGCGTCAGCAACTTCCGTGCCGCTGGTGTCGGGCGACTGTGGGACACAGCGTCGGGTGTCACGCTCATGAGTGAAGCGGTCACGTGGGAGGATGTCGCGCACATGATGCAACGTGTGCGCGATGATCCGTTCGGGCTGTCTGCGCAGCAACGTGCGCAGAGCGAGATAGCCGGCATGTTCGATGGGCTGGCGAGCAAGTGGGATGGGCAGATCCATTACGATGGGCGCGGTGAGCCGTTCATCTCGCTCGATGGTACTGCCGTTCGATTACCACCCACCCTGGCCGCGTTGTTCAATGCGCTGGAGTAGAGTAAGAGAGCGCTCTCACGGATGCGCATAGAGAAGGCCGGCTCAATGAGCCGGCCTTCTCGTTGATCAGTTCTTGTTCATCTTCAGGCAGTCTGGACACGTGACCCTGTCCCAGTTGTTGGTGAACTTGCCATCCTTTGCTCCACAGAGCATGTCCAGTGACTTGTCGAAGAGACCGGTGATGCGCTTGTGAATGACCATGATCTGTTCTCCTTCGTCTCCATCGCTTGTATCTAAAGCATAGCGGGCACCAGTTCAGATGTCAACTGGTGCCCGCTAGATCTTTTAGATGTAGAAGCGGATGAGGTGCCGCGCCTCGCCGCCGGCCATCACTTCGTACTCCCGGGCTTCCGCATCGATCCGGTGACCGAACGGCTCCGGCTCCGCGCGGAAGTCTTCGCACGTCTTGATCAGCTCGGTTACCGCGCTGCGCATCTCGTCTGCGGTGAGGCCGGCTGCCTTCGCGACATCTGCGATCTTCGCGTACTCGCCGAGTTGGACGTTTTCGATGATCCGTGTGATTGCTTCTCCGTTGTTCATACTCAAATTATAGCAGTGCAGATCCGCACTGACAAGCTTTGTGCAACACATCACATCAGTTGATTTCTGAACTGGCAGGGCTTAGGCTATGAGCATGACGATGAAGCGCAAAGACATGACGAAGGCCCAGCTCGCCACTGAGGCCACGGCAGTCAAGCTCCCGGGCCGGAGCAAGCTGACACAGGGCGAACTGGCGCAGGCGCTGAACAGCGCAGAGGAAGTGGCGCGCATGAAGCGCTTCCCCGGTGACCAGCCGCTCACCCCGAAGCAGCGCCGGCGCGTGGCGCAGAAGATGAACCGTCAGCGCTGATCAAGCTACACTGATAGCCCGGCTCCGATATGGGATCGGGCGTCAGTTCATGTTTGAACTGACACGTTTCAATCGTGGGCGGTGGGATGAGTAAGATCCGGTTGGAACTGCGCGGCGCCGCGCAACAGATCATGCATGAGCGCGGCGGCGAGGTGCTCATCGCGGGGCCAGCCGGTACGGGCAAGAGCTATGCCGCGCTGTGGAAGATGCATCTCATGGCGCTCGCTAACGGCAAGTGCCCGCGCGTGTGTCTGAAGGATCACGAACACAAGATGACTGCCTTTCGCGGGCTGTTCGTGCGCAAGACGCTCGTATCGCTCTCCAGCACGGGAGTGGTCACGTATCGCGAGCACGTAGCCAAAGAGGCCATTGAGCAAGGGTATGTGAGCTTCTACGGCGGCAGTCGCGAGGAGCCGGCGCAGTACCGATACAGCAACGGTAGTAAGATCATGCTCGCAGGCATGGACAATCCCACGAAGGTGATGAGTTCGGAGTTCGATGTCATCTTTGTGCAGGAGGCTACAGAGCTGACGCCAACCGACTGGGAGAAGTGCACTACCCGGCTCCGCAATGGGCGCACGTCATTCCAGCAACTCATCGCCGACTGTAACCCGGAGCAGCCGGATCACTGGCTGAAGCTCCGATGCGACAGTGGTGCTACGAAGATGCTCTACGCGAAGCACACGGACAATCCGAAGCTGTTCGACGTGGTGGAAGGCCAGCACGTACCGACCGTCAAGGGTCAGGCGTATCTCGATAAGCTGAACAAGCTGACGGGTGTGCGGAAACTGCGGTTACAGGGCGGTATCTGGGCAGCAGCCGAAGGCGTCATCTATGACGAATTCGATGGCGCCATACACGTCAGCAACCGCAAGCGCCTGCCGCGCGAATGGGCTCGTGTATGGGGTATCGACTTCGGATATACCAATCCGTTCTGCTGGCAGCAGTGGGCGAAAGACCCCGATGGCCGGCTGTGGCTGGAGCACGAGATCTATCGCAGTAAGCGCACCGTGCGTGAGCATTGCCAGCAGATCATGAAGGTTGTCACGATGGCGGACGGCGTGACGTGGAAGTACCCGCGCCCGGAATACATCGTGTGCGACCACGACGCCGAAGACCGGGCCACGTTCACCAAAGAGCTAGGTATACCAACGCGCGCGGCCAGAAAGACCGTGTCGCCGGGTATCCAAGTAACGAAGCAGCGCTTCACGCTCGCGGGGGACGGCATGCCTCGTATCTTCCTCCTGGCCGATGCGCTGGTGGATCGAGACGAGGACGTTGCTGAAGCCGGCCGGCCGCTGGGCTTGATCGGTGAGCTTCCCGGCTACATCTGGAAACCGGGCGTGGACGGCAAGCCCATCCCCGATGAGCCGCTGAAGGACAATGATCACTCGTGTGACACCATGCGTTACGTGGTGGCAGAAGAAGACCTGAAGGCGAAGACGCGCGTACGGTATCTCTGATACAGTCAGTGCTGAAACGCACTCAATAGAAGGAGCACAAGCATGATCAAGAGAATGACGGCGCTGCTGGCGCTGTTCGTATCCCTGCTGGTGGTGGGCGCCGGTGCGACCGCTGCTCAGCCTGCGCAGGCAGAACGAGCGGCTTCCGATTCGGCGTCTTCGGTGCCGGACTGGGACAACGGCCGGCCTTCGCACATCGGCCAGAAGAGTGCTGCCGGCAAGGCACTCACCACGTGTCCGGCCGGCGGTTGCTACTTCTACGCCGGTGCTCGGCAGACCGGGATGTCCCCTGGCGTCAAGAGCGTCGCTGCCAACTTCACTGTTGACGATCCGTTCATCTCCTCGTGCTGCGCGTATCACACGCTTATGCAGATGAGCTTGCAGGACTCGATGACGATCGGCACGGCGATCGAGTGGGGGTGGACGCGCGACAATCCCACCACTTCCGGCACGTACGCCGATAATCATCCTCGGCTGTTCTTCAGCTACTGGGTGGGCGGCGTCTGGCAGGGGTACAACACGGGCTTCGTGGACTACGCCGCTAATCCGATCAACGTGGGGCAGGATCTCTCGGACATCGGCGCGACGCACATCTCCCACATCAACACTGAGAAGGCGTTCTCTGTGGGCTACGCGGCAGCGACTGGCCCGAGCAATCCGGCGCGTTGGTGGATGTACTACGACAATCAGCCGGTGGGCTCGATCCCCGCTTCGCTCATCCCGGACTTCGATGCGGGCGCGGCAGTGCTTCAGGTGTTCGGCGAGGTGGACTCGCTCGATGATCATCCGTGCACCGACATGAGCAGCAACCCGCCGGTGCTGGCCACGAGCACGACCGGTGCACGGATCTCCAGTGTCACCTACGACGCCAGTGCGCCGGCTGTGAACTTGACGGCGATCACGCCGACCAACTCCGCGTGGTACAACGGTGTGCTGCAGTCGGGCAGTGTCCGCACGGTGCGCATCGGTGGCGGCGCCGGCTGCTAGTCTCCGGCCTCACGGCCGGCCAAAGCGCCACGGTTCCCATGGAGCCGTGGCGCTTTGCTGTACCCTTGCGCTCATACGTCGGGTGGGCTAGTGAGAGCAGGGGCGCACATGCACTGGGAGAGACTGAAGCCGCCACCGAACTTCGTATCATGGGTGCTCGTGCTCGTCGCGCTGGTGCTGCTCTCTCTGGCCGCGTTCACCATCACGCTCACGGTCGGTCTCGGCACTACCGGCGTGCTGGCCTTCGGTCTCGCCTTCCTCACGCGCTCCGACGAGAAGCCGGTCAGCCGATGAACTTCAACGTGCGTCCGCCCGTACCCGCCATCCCCGGTCCCGCTGTTCCCGGCGCTACGCGCTGCCAGCACTGTTACGCCGATATTGTGCAGCCTGTGGTTAATGGCGCATTCTTTGCATTAGGCGCAAGTTCTGCTGATGTTGCGGTTGGTAAAACGATCTTCTGTTCCGGTACGCTAAACGTTCGACACAAGCCGCTTCCGAAGGTGAATTGATGCGTAGTCCTTTCGCTTCGCCGGTGAACAAAGCACCAGTCCCTCTCGCTTCGCGCCGCAAGGTGGCGGAGTTCTTCGGGATGGTCGGTGGCACTGATCAAGTGAGAGTGATGGAGAAGTACGGGCAGAGCGGCATTCTCTTTCCCATCGTCTCGCGGCTGAGCACGGCTACCAGCAAAGCGGACTGGACGCTGTATCAGACGGCGGCGAGTGGCATCAAGGAAGACCGCGTGCCCGTCAAGAAGCACGCGATGATCGATCTGTGGAATAAGCCGAATCCGTTCATGCATCGCCGCCGGTTCATGGAGATGGTTCAGCAACACGTTGACCTGGTGGGCGAAGGTGACATTCTCTCCAGCAACGTAACTGCCGGCAAGAACACCATCCCGTACGAACTGTGGCCGGTGCGCCCAGATCGCATCAAGCCGGTTCCGTCAGCGTTCGAATTCCTCGCGGGCTACATCTACACGAGTCCGGACCGCGAGAAGATTCCGCTCGATACGAATGAGTGCACCCGCCTCATCATGCCCGATCCGCTTGATCCGTATCGCGGTTGTGGTCCGGTGCAGACGATCATGCGTGATCTTGACAGTGCTGCGTACTCCAGCGAATGGAACGCGCGTTTCTTCGAGAACAGCGCGGAGCCTGGCGGCGTCATTGAAGTTGAAGAGCAACTGGACGATCGTGCATATGAGCGCCTCCGTGATCAGTGGGACGCTTCGCATCGTGGCGTGAGCAAGGCGCACCGTGTTGCTATTCTCGAAGCTGGTGCGAAATGGAACGGCACCACGATCTCGCAGAAAGACATGCAATTCGTGGAGCTGTCGCAACTGTCTGACGAAAAGGTTCGGCAGGCGTTCGGTTATCCGAAGCCCATGCTCGGCGGGGTGGACGACATTAATCGCGCGAACGCTGAGGCTGGAGAGTACGTGTTCGCGAAGTGGCTGATCGAAGATCGGTTGGATCGCTGGCGCGACTGGCTGAACTTCGACATCCTCCCCATGTACGGTGCCACAGGCGAGGGGTTGGAGTGGGACTATGAATCTCCGGTGCCCGATAACAGCGAGCAGGCCAATCAAGAACTGACGGCGAAGAGCACGGCGCTCGCCGCGCTTACTCCTCTCGGCTACGACACTGCACAGCTGCTGGAGTTCTTCGGATGGCCGGAGATCTCCTTCGAACGCGTGGAGCCTGCTCCAGCACGCGTCTCCGTTGTTCCTCCGGATGCTCCTCCGGAGAAGGCGGAGAAGGAGAAGCCGGCAGATGGCTAAGCGCTGGGTTGCCGTGGAGGAGGACGATTCCAACGTCTGTGAGCCATGCTCGGAGAACGACAACCGTCTGTACTCCAGCCGGGAGGAAGCGTACGCGGACTATCCCGGAGGAGTGGGTTACCGTTTGTGCGTAGGGCTCCAGTTCGGCAACGCGTGCCGTGGCATGGTGAAGAAGCGTCGCGGCGCGAAGTCCGAGGATACGGAGAACAACATGAACGAGAAGATCATCAACCGGAGCCGCTCCCTCCTGGCCGAGTATCACCTTCTCTCCAACCGGCTCACCAACGCCGCGAGCACGAAGGTGACGAGCGAGAAGGCCGGCAAGGAGTGGTGCCGCTTCGAGAATCTCGGCACCGATGAAGCCTCCGTGTTCATCTATAACGACATCGGTTACTTCGGCACTACGGCCGATGACTTCGTGAAGCAGTTGAACAGCATCACTGCTCCGAAGATCAACGTGCACATCAACTCCGAAGGTGGAGAAGTGTTCGACGGTATCGCCATCCATACGGCGCTGTCGATGCACTCCGCCCACGTCACGACGCACGTGGACGGTATCGCTGCCAGCGCGGCGAGCTTCATCGCTATGGCTGGCGACACCATCAAGATCGCGCGTAACGCCACCATGATGGTGCACGATGCCAGCACGCTCGCATGGGGCAACGAAGCGGACATGATCTCCTGCGCAAAGCTGCTGGGCAAGCTGTCCGACAACATCGCGGACATGTACGCGGAGCAGGCTGGTGGCACTGTGGAGAACTGGCGCGCCATCATGCGCGAGGAGACGTGGTACACCGGCCAGGAGGCGAAGGCCGCTGGGCTCGTGGACGAGATTGAAGGGGCGGAGGACGCGCCCACGGAGCCCGCTCCGTCGAATCTGCTCTCTTCTATCATGTTCCGCTACGCCAATCGCTCCGCTGCTCCTGATCCCGTCATCATCTCTGAAGAAGGTCCGGAGCTGACGGATCTCCCAGAGGGTACGAAGATTGAGGAGAAGGAGAAGGAGAAGGAGAAGGAGGATCTCCATGACGAAGGAGAAACTCTTCTCAACGATACCGACGCATGGGTGTGGCACATGCGTATGTCCGGCTCGATGAGCTAACGAAAGAAAGGCAGAAGTAATGACTGCTCCAGTCATTCCCGTCAGCTCACTTGAGCTGAACGAGATGCTCGTTGACAAGAAGGTCATGGATTCGGTTTACGCCGATCCGGCCTCCTTCAAGGAGTTTCTGAACAACTTCGCGAAGGCGAACAGCACCGCCGATCCGGAGATCTCGAAGCAGATCGAGACTCAGGTTCAGGCGACGCTCGCGGACTTCGCGCGGGACAACAAGGTGAACTTCAAGCGCGGTGAGCAGTCGCTTTCGCCGAAGGATGCTGCTTCCCTGCGCATGTTGAACACTGCCACCGGCAACACCTACGGCGGCAAGGTGGCGGCCGGCAACACGCTCGATGGCAAGTTCGCCAACCTCGGCGAGTTCATGCGGACCGCGTGGCACGGTGCGGACGCCACCGACAAGGATGTCCAGGCGAAGCGCAAGGAGATCAAGAACGCGCTTTCCTCCACCATCCCCGATCAGGGTGGCTTCCTCATCCCGGAGGAGTTCCGCACGGAGCTGCTCCAGCTTGCCCTGGCCGAAAGCATCATGCGGCCGGGCGCCACGGTGATCCCGATGGCCTCCTCGCGCGTGGCACTGCCGATGGTGGACAGCACCAGCAACGTCTCCAGCGTCTTCGGTGGCATCGTGGCCTACTGGACGGAGGAGGCGGCGACTCTCGTGGAGTCGAAGCCCACCTTCGGTCAGATCGTGCTCGATGCAAAGAAGCTCACGGCGCGCTCGGACATCCCGAACGAACTGATCGCGGACAGTGCCATCTCCATGGACGCCTTCGTGGGCCAGAAGTTC